ACATGGCCCACTATGCCGGGTTGATCGCTGGTGGTGTTTATGACAATCCATTACCCTATGCCGATGTTGTTACTTCGACAACACACAAAACACTTCGGGGTCCGAGGGGTGGAATCATTCTATGGAATAACCCTGACTATTCTAAAAAGATTAACAGCAGTGTTTTCCCTGGCACTCAAGGTGGCCCTTTGATGAATCAGATTGCAGCCAAGGCGCAATGTTTCATTGAAGCTAACACAGATGAATTCAAGATATATAGTACGAGAGTGATAGACAATGCTAGGGAGATGTGTGATGTTTTCCTGAAACATGATGTGAATTTATTAACCTCTGGAACAGATTCGCACATCATTTTACTTGATCTGTCTGACAGCAATCTAAGTGGTAGAGCCGCTGCCGATCTATTGGAAGAGAATGGTATTACTGTGAATAAGAATGGCATTCCTAATGATCCTCGAAGCTTCATTGAGACTTCAGGGATTCGAATAGGCACTGCTGCAATGACAACCAAGGGATTCGATTCGGATTGGTTTAATGATCTGGCTGAAAGAATAGTGGAGATTTTGAGAAATGGCTAAGGCACTAAGTATAAGTTCAAATAAAGTTGAGAAAGCACCGAAGCGAACTTCGATTGGAAGGGGCCGGGTTGCTATGTCTTCTATGAATAAGAAAAAGAAAGCTAGTTGGAAGAAATATCGGGGACAGGGCAAGTAACATGAACCTCCCGGTCTTTTTCGGCCTTTTGGTACTCTTCCTAATGGGATGGGGAGCTTGGGTCGCTTGGGAATTTCTAACAGCAGTTTATGATGAAAAGGAGAGTAAAGATGAGAACAAGTAATATTTTAACAGATGCGGCAGGGTTCTATGTTGTGATGCTCATCGAAGATAATCAAGTGGTTGAAACTCGGAAGATAGATGGTGAATATGATGCCGTCAAGGAGCTTGTTGAGAACTGGGAATCCGGTCTCATTCAGCTACTAACGGAGAATTAAGATGTACGAGTATAGAACAAAATTAGTTAGAGTTGTTGACGGTGACACTGTGGATGTGGACATTGACTTAGGATTTGGCGTTTGGTTAAAGAAAGAACGCGTGCGTATTATGGGCATCGATACTCCAGAATCTCGAACCCGTGACAAGGTAGAAAAGAAGTTTGGTAAAGCCGCAAGCAAGCGTCTGAAGGAACTCCTTGGACCAAAACCAGTGTTGAGAACTCAGATTGCTCGTGACGGTGAAGACATGAAAGGTAAGTTCGGTCGCATTCTTGGTGACTTTGATGTCTACTGTCCTACGACAGATGCCTGGAGAGCAGTCACTGCTGTGATGGCAGACGAAGGTCATTGTGTTCCTTACTATGGTGGGTCTAAAGACGACACTCAAGCTGCACACATGGAAAATCGCCGCAAGTTGATTGAAGCAGGTGTTGTGAAAATGACACTAAAGGAAGCTGGTCTGGTCTAGATGCTGCGTGATTATGATTTTATTGAAATAGGCACCAGTGATTTTGACACCCTGATTCAGAAGGCTAATGACAACACAATAGGGATCTCAATCGAGCCCTTGACTCATTACCTCGAAAGGTTGCCCAGCCCAAAGAATTGTATCAAAGTGAATTGTGCAATATCTTTCGATGGATCCGCAGGCAAGACCAATGTCTACTACATCCCAGAAGAACTGATTGAGTCCAATCGTCTTGCCCCATGGCTTCGTGGCTGCAATTCTATTGGTGACTATCATTATCAACACACCACACAGAACATCAAACATCTGGTGAACATTAATGAAGTTGATCAGGTTCCTCTATCTAAGATTTTAGATGATAATGATGTTAGAGGCATTTCTCTGCTTAAGATTGACACCGAGGGTGGTGATTGCTATATCCTTCAGTCCTTTGTGCCGTATCTAAAATCTCATACGAAAGAGTACTGGCCCAAAAGAATTCTTTTTGAATCTAATATTCTCACCCCAGAAAATATTATTCAAGAAACGGTTGACATTTATCAAGAATTAGGTTATAATCTTATCCGAAGAGACAATGAAAACGCTTTGTTGGGATTGCTATGAGCGAGAAATTCACCGTACAGAATGGAGGCAAGGGATCGAGTCCAAGAAATGTCGACAAGAAAAAGTTCGACGACAATTGGGATCGCATCTTTAAAAAGAATGATAAACCACAGAAAGATCCTCGGCCTCGGCCATCCTAGAACTGGCACTGGATATACTGCAAAAATATTAGGATTGTGGGGACTTGATGTCGGCCATGAGGTTTTCGGAGCAGATGGCATAGTAAATTGGTCATTTGTGCACCATTCTGGCAGATATCCATTTTCTTACAGATGGACACAAACTCAAAGAGCTCGACCAGAATGCGATCATCTAATATACAATGTTCGTGATCCCAATACATCGATACCCTCTATTGCAAGTACAGAAAATGATCCAAAGACAGAAGCATTCAACTTCCGAAAGTCTCGGATGAAAATTGATTTGGACAATCAAAACCCGATAGAAAATGCTATCGAAAGTATCCATCAGTTCGACCTCAAGATTCGAGAATTGAACCCATCTATTACATATCGCATAGAAGATCAAGATTATTATCTCTATGGGCAATTATCTAAATACTTCAATATCACATATGTTCAACACAGAACTAAAGAGAATACTCGACACCATGCCAACATGCATGATCTGATTTATCAATATGGGAAACCTAGACAAGAATTTATCGATAAGATAGAGGATTATTGCAGCTACCATGGGTATCCAAAACTTTTTTAAGGTTGGTCAATAAGGTTGGTCACTTTTTTAAGGTTGGTCACTTTTTTAAGGTTGGTACGGAAAAGTGTAGAATATTTGCACTTTTATGTACGAAAAAGTGTAAAAGGTGTTGACTTCTCCTGATTTCTGTGATATGATAACATCATACAAAATAAGAAGTAGATTCTGTTAATATGATTTTTGGAAATATGAAATATGACCACTATGGTCGCAAACGTAAAACTAAAAAGACCAAGGGAGAAGTCTATGTCAAGTACACGCCGCCTAAGTTTTCGGAATACCAACCAAGTGAGACGTATGCAAGCAAACGTGCGGCAGAGACTCAGCTCTACAAGTCGGTGCCTCTTACTCCAAGAACGGAAGGAGATGGAAAGAGAGAATCCCCCAAATACACCGGAGATTATGTTATCGGAATCGGACAGCTCCACAAAAGTAATGCCGTCCCAGTAACCAACTCCAAGTACGCTAAAGAAATTGCGGAGATGTATTAATGGCTACACTAGATTATAGACGACCTCGTGAGATTTCGAAGGCCAAGAAAAAAGCCAAGGGAGAAGTCTATGAATTTCCGAATCCTACAGTACTCGAATATCCAGCAGAGCTAATCAAACGTCGAAGACTGCAGATGCTAGTTCATAGCTGCTTGTATTACTGTCTTAACGAAAACATTTGGGACGATCATACATTTGACAAAAATGCTAAAGAGTTGGCCGTATTGCTCAAAGAAGATCCAGATGTATATAGTGATAGATTCGATGAATACTTTAAAGGTTGGGATGGCTCTTCTGGATTCCATTTACCCCACCGAGACTCATGGGTCTTATCAGCAGCACAGAACTTGTTAGCAAGTGTGGAGAGAATGAATAAATAGATATATCCATTTCGTCTAGTCGGCCTAGGACATTCGGTTCTCAATCGGAAAACAGGGGTTCAAATCCCTTAATGGATGCCACTTAAAAATGATTCTGCCAAAACATCTAGATCCATATCATATAGCAATAAAGGCTATGAACAAATGGATTGACGATAACCCAGATAAGAACCCAAGAGATTGGTTTGATTTAGACCATGATACTATGGATGCTTATATAGACCCAGAAATGTATGCAGTAGGTTATTATAAGGAATGGTGGCCTGCAGCAAACAACAGATTTTCGTGGAAACGCGAAGAAATAAATAGATAATGAAATATCTCACTCTGTTCACATCCATCGCTCTTGCATCGACCGCTGCTTTCTTTTCTATTGTCGGTCTCGCATCAATTTTCTCAGGAGCATTTCTGTCTGTCGTAATCATGGCAGGGACACTCGAATTTGCAAAACTAGTGTCTGCCTCTTGGTTGCACTACGAATGGAATAGAGTGAACATCTTAATCAAAATGTATTTTACCTTTGCTATCCTCATTTTGATGTTCATCACTTCACTGGGTATTTTTGGATACCTATCTAGGGCCCACATTGAAACAACAATTGCAATCGGTGGAACAAATTCACTTAAAATAGAAACACTAGAAAGACGGGTCTCAAATGAACGACGCCGCATCAATGATTCCGAAACGGTATTGTCTCAATTAGATGCAAGTGTTCAGACACTTATAGACTATGATCGTGTTCGAGGCAAGGATGGTGCAATTGCAGTTCGAGAATCCCAGAAGGAAGAGAGAGGTTCACTCAATGAAACAATCACAGAGTCTTTTGAAAATATCGAAAGCTATCAAACAGAACTACTACCATTACAAAAAGAACAGCTCAATCTCGAAGTTGAGGTCGGGCCTCTCAAATATGTCGCAGAGATTATCTACGGCGATGAAGCAAGTAACTATTATGATAATGCAGTTAGGTGGATTATTTTTATTATCATTCTGGTCTTTGATCCTCTTGCTGTGCTTCTTCTTGTGGTTTCTGTGGGCAGTTTTAAGCGTGATCGCGCACGACCTAGTAAACCACTTATCGACGAAACTCAAATTATGGTGATGAAATGAAAACATTGTTGAAAGTATTTGTATTCTTTATTCTGTGTATCTGGGTGATGAAATCCTTCGCAGAAGACAGACCCTTCCTTATCATCACCGAGAACTTCTGGTCATTGGTGAATAACAGTGAAGCACATTGTCTGGCGTTGAATATCTACCACGAAAGCCGAGGAGACAGTCTAGCCGGTAAGTTTGCCGTTGCAGATGTTGTTCTGAATCGTGTAGAGAACCGTAGATGGCCTTCTACAATTTGTGGGGTTGTATATCAAGGAAAGGTGAAACCCTCTTGGAAGGATCCTGAGCGTACGGTACCTGTCCGTAACATGTGCCAATTCAGTTGGTGGTGTGATGGGAAAGATGATTATCCAAATAATACTGAGGCATGGGCCGAATCACAATATATTGCATACCAGATTTTAAAAGAAGAAAGAATGCGAGGGATTAGTGAAGGTGCGACACATTACCATGCCACTTATGTAGATCCAGTTTGGAACAAGAGCATGACATCGATCGGCCGGATTGGATCACACGTTTTCTTTAGGACTGAATGATATGGAATGCGAAAACTGTAAAGAAGAGATCAACAAGCAAGTAATGTACTGGGCAGAACCAGAGTTCTTTGACACCATAATGCAGCCAGTGCCTTTTTGTAATCACTTTTGCAACGTCATTTGGTACCGAGAGCAAAAGAAGGCTCAAAAGAATAAATAATCCTTTGTAATGAAGGTTATTCGATATGATTATATGCGGAATAGACTACAGTCTTTCCAGTCCAGCGATATGTGTACATGAAGGTGATGAGTGGCATTATGATAACTGCAAGTTCTATTACTTTTTCAAATCAAAAAAAGAAACTGATCGCATACCATTAGAGAGATTCTATGGTGTTCGATATCCTGAGCTGTGGACTTCTGATTCAGATCGATATCACAAAATTTCACAATGGGCAATATCTATAATGTTAGGAATGGCTGAAGGTGGTAACGGTATATTGTCTAAACCAGATAAGTGTTTTGTTGAAGGATATTCTTTTGGTTCTGTCGGTCGAGTATTCCAGATTGCCGAAAACACCGGTGTCCTCAAGTATCGTATTGCGCACCAACAAGAAATTCCACTACAAACCTTCGCTCCAACTGAAATCAAGAAGTTTGCCACTGGAAAGGGGAATGCTAACAAAGAAGCAATGGGTATTGCATTTATTTCTGACACAGGGGTTGACATTCTAGCTCAGTGTGATATAATACCTAAATCAAATGCAGTAAACGATATAGTAGATGCATATTACATAGCCAAATTAGGCTTCATGAGGGAAAGTGATGATAGTAATATTTAATGGCCCACCTGCTGCAGGAAAGGATGAGGCAACAGTTCAATTTACAGCTAGAGGATTTCAACATCTATCCTTTAAAGAGGTATTGATCGAAGAGACTGTCAAGCACTACAATGTGACGATGGATTGGTTCATGGATGGTTATGATGATCGCGCTGTAAAAGAAACTCCCATGGCTGAACTCGAAGGCTTGTCTCGACGAGAAGCTTTGATTCATGTTTCAGAAGATATCATCAAGCCAAAACACGGGAAAGAGTTTTTTGGTTTACAAGTTGCAAGTAAAATAGAAGAAGGCAAACACTACGCCATCAGTGATGGTGGATTTACCGAAGAGATTGCTCCTATTATTGCAAAGGTTGGCATCGATAAAATCAAACTGGTACAGCTGTTACGACTAGGTTGCTCATATCGAGGAGATTCTCGTAAGTATTTTAATGGTAATGTGTCTAAAGAATATATCATTGACGAACATACTGAAATTGATCCTAATGACATCTTGCCAGAGAAGTTGCCACTCTACACTTATCGTGTACATAACAATGGTCATCTAAGTGAATTCCATAAAACACTTACCAACATATATAAAGCGATAGAATCTGAGCTATGAAACTATCGGGTATGCCTATACCGAACATCATAAATCTTAAAGAGTGTTCAGACAGGCGAGAATATATAATAAGAGAATTTAAAAAATATGGTGTGTTGACGTCGACAGTACATCTATATGAACGGTTTGAAAACTCTAATGTCAAGTTCATTGGTGATTCTTCTTGTATCAATGAAACTCCAAAGGGTGTCACATCGTCGCATTTATTGACTATTAAATATTGGCTAGAAACTACTGATGAAGACTGGGGTATTTTCTTTGAAGATGATGCAGACCTCTCTACAATAGACCATTGGAATTTTACACTAGTAGAGTTTATAGAACGATTAGGTACTCGGTGGGAATGTCTGCATCTATGTGGGATATGGGAAGATCATGTCGCAATGATCCCAAGGAAACGAGAGGTATATGATTTTGGTTTACAAGCATATGTGATGAAGAGAAGTTATGCTGAGAAGTTGGTCAAATTTTACTTTACAGAAAAAGACCCCTACACAATCAATTTTAGAATGCCTCATGGTTATCCGACATCGACAGAAAATAATGTATTGGGTTCCTTTGGAGTAACTTATACGTTTCCATTGTTCAATCATAATGTGTATGATTTTGGTTCTAAAAATCATCACACAACAACAGGAGAACAACTGCCAACTGCATTGTTTGCATACAAAGATATAAAAAAGTTTTGGGAACAGGAAGGTTGGTTTTTAACATTAGACGAAATTTTTAACCCCGCAAGAGTTGCACACACTAACATTAGATATGAGTATATACACTATGAATAACAACATGAACATGAACAGAAATGAAATAATGTCAATTTTGGAAGGAAGCATTTGTTTGGTAGAATTTACTAAGGTGAATGGAGATCCGCGCGTTATGAAATGCACATTAATGTCGGATAAACTCCCAGCGCCTAAACCTGTCCATCCTGCTGAAACTAGGCATCCAGAATTGGCTGAAAAGAAAGAAAGAAAAGAAAACACCACGGTGATTTCTGTGTTTGATGTGGACAAAAACGACTGGAGATCATTCCGAGTCGATTTGTTTAAAAGTATTGAAAAGGTAGTATAAAATGAGTTGTGTTTATAAAGGCGAAGTAATTAATTCAGAAGTATCCGGTAGTGCCAAAGGCGGCACTGAAATGATGCGGGATCGGCTTCTGAATAATGTAAGGCCAGATCTATTAAAGGAAGTGGCAATACATTTTTCTCGGCCTCGCGAATTGTATGATGATGTGCCAAACATTCTATATTGTCACGATCTGCCAGAAGACCCAGAGAATCGAGGCCTGTTCAATCGAGGCTGGGAAGATTTTGATCACTTTGTGTTCGTGTCTGCTTGGCAACGAGATCAATATATTAACATGTATGGCATTCCCTATTCGGAGTGCTCCGTGATCTACAACGCAGTAGAGAAGGTGTACAACCCGGTAGAGAAGAATACTGATGAGATTCGATTTGTTTATCACACAACACCTCATCGTGGCTTAGAGCTGGTAGTACCCATCTTCGATGAATTATGCAAAGAGCATAACAATATTCATCTAGATGTTTTTTCATCATTTGAAATATACGGTTGGCCCGAACGAGATCAGCCCTACGAGACTCTATTCGAACAGATCAGGCAACATCCAAAAATGTCATATCATGGTTCTGTATCTAATGAAGAAGTGATGTACTATTTGGATAAAGCACATGTTTTCCTGTATCCTAATATCTGGCGAGAGACATCGTGCATTGCTTTGATTGAGGCCATTAAGAGTCAGTTGATCTGTATTCACCCTAATCTCGGTGCTCTACCTGAAACTGCTTCTAATGCAACAATCATGTATGACTATCATGATGATATGGGCAAACATGCAAACTTTGCATATTCAGTAACAAAGCAGTTGTTGGACACAATTAAAACCAATGACGGCTATTTCAACGGATTTACTAAATCTGATCGTTTTAACCTAGCAAGGAACAGTATAGCATCATATAGTGTGATGTGGAATTCTTTGTTGATAAACCTACTTGATTTTCTAAATGAGGATATCGATGGATAATATAATCCAATTCCCTAAGATGCTTTTAACAGGCGAGCCGCAAAGCCCTGAAGATATTGCAGAGAAACTTGATGCATACAAGCAAGATTACTCTGATCAGTTGGCAGAAATCCTCTGGCAAAATCTGCTTGGAGAATTGGATCGATCTGGTTGTGATCTCAACACAGATATTGAAAAGCATTTTCCTGCTATGGTTCTGGTGCTAGAATCTATCAGATCTTTGCATCTGTTAGCTAGTGGCATCGAGCATCCATTGCAGAAATTCGCGATAGAGAACATTTCCTATGAAGAGTGGGATCCATCGCAACAAACTCTTCTTGACTTTGACCCAGAAGAATGATATAATAACTAACTCAAATTAAATAATGGCGACACTATGATATTAGTAGACTATAATCAGGTAATATTAGCAACACTTTTTGCTTCAATCGGCAATCACACTAATGTAGAACTGGATGACAACATCGTCCGACACATGTTCTTAAATTCACTTCGAGCCAATCGTAAGAAGTTCACAGAAGAATATGGTGAACTTGTAATCTGCACTGACAATCGAAATGTCTGGCGGCGTGACTATTATCCTTACTACAAAGCAAACAGAAAGAAAAACAGATCTGAATCGGATCTAGACTGGAATGCATTGTTTGCTATCATGGATACTTTAAAGAATGAGATCAATGAGAATTTTCCTTACAAGGTCTTAGGCTTTGAACGAATGGAAGCAGATGATATCATTGGTGCTATCGTGCATGAACACGGCACTGAACTGAATATGGGCTCAGAAAAGATTCTAGTCCTGTCTGGTGATAAGGATTACATTCAACTGCAGACATATGCTAATGTTGATCAATTTGATCCTATCAGAAAAAGATGGATTAGGAATTCAAGTCCTCATAAATACCTTATGGAACACATAATTAAAGGAGATGTAGGCGACGGAGTTCCGAATATATTGTCACCGGACAATTGTTTGGCAGTAGGAGAACGACAAAAGCCAATGACAGCAAAACGGTTAGCCGCTTTCCTGAGTGGTGATGAGTCCGTGTTTGATGAAGAAACAAAACTTCGATACAACCGCAACAAAAAAATGATTGATCTCACCCAAATCCCCGAAGAACTCAATTCACAAGTTCTATTGGAATTCGCTAAAGAAAAGCCTCATGGCAGAGAGAAATTATTCAACTTCTTTGTGCAGAAAAAACTTAAAAACTTAATGACAGATATACAGGATTTTTGATATGCCAATGCGACTTTCTATTGCCGAAATTGTGAATGAACTGCCTACACTTAGCAGCAAATCTGACAAAACGGAATGGCTACTAAAGCACAAATCCATTCCGTTGTTGCAAGTACTGCGCTTGAACTATGACCCCACAGTAGAATTTCTGATTCCTAACGTTGCACCGCCTTGGAAGAAGAATGCATATATTGGTGTTGAAGGAATGCTTTACAATGAAGCTCGAAGACTGAGGATTTTTGTGAAGGGTGGTGGTTATGATGGTTTGAACCAAGTCAAGCGTGAAGGTTTATTCATATCATTGCTAGAGGACATTGACAATGCAGATGCTGAACTTCTCTGTAAAATGATTACAAAGAAACCATTCAAAGGACTTTCAAAGAAAGTGCTCGAAGAAATTTTCCCCCAAATTTATGAGACAAGGATTGCGTAATGGCTCGCAGATATAAAAACTTTAGAGATGGGAAATCTCGGCCTCCACCCGATGAATGGGGTGATGTGAATGAAGATCGGCTGAGAGAACGCCGCAAGAAAAGCGACAAACGAGAACGAAGAACTTCTCGTGAATCTCGACGTGATGATACGTTTGTGTCATATAAAGACTGGAGAGACCGTTAAAAAAGGTGTTGACATTTGCTTCAAGGTGTGATATGATAGATAAATCAAATGGAGAAGTAAATGCAAGATAAAGTAATTTTAACGGATGTCGATGGTGTTGTTCTTGATTGGGAATATGGGTTTAGTCGCTATATGGCGGCAAAAGGTCTCAAACCGATCAGAAATGATGTTTATAGTGTCGGCGATACGTACGGCATCACCAAACCAGAAGGGAAGGCCAACGTGATAGCCTTCAACGAGAGCGCTCGAATCGGATCCCTTACACCCTTTAGAGATGCCAAGAAATATGTCAAAAAGATTCATGAAGAACTCGGATATGTCTTCCATGCAATCACCTCTCTCAGTTCAGACCCCTACGCAGGAGAACTTCGTCGATTGAACCTCGAAAAGGTCTTCGGTGATGGGGTTTTTGAAGAAGTTATCTGTATCGAATGTGGTGCCGACAAGGATGAGGCCCTCGAGCCTTATCGAGATTCTGGATGCCTCTGGATCGAGGACAAGATGATCAACGCTGAAACAGGTGCTCGTATGGGCCTTGATGCTGTCTTAATCAATCATACTCATAATATCACTCTTCCGAATGATTCTCTAAAAAGAGTTGATGGATGGCGCGAGATATACGAATCTCTAGTATAAATAAAATTATAAAACAAGAAGATAATATGCCTACATACAGTTTCCGCAACACAGATACTCAAGAAGAGTACGACAAAATCATGTCTATATCAGCTAAGGCAGACTACCTCGCTGAGAACCCTAATTTAAAGCAAATTTTTACAGGTACCGGATTTCTGGGGATTGGTGACCCAGTACGGCTCGGGCTTAAAAAGCCGGATGCTGCTTTTCGTGATGTATTAAAAGAAGTGAAGTCGAAACATCGCGGTTCGCACTTCAGTAACATTAAAAACACAATAAACGATTTCTGAGGTGGCATCTATAAAATAACTATGCATAGACGCCCCTTGTAAGAAGTCCGAGGAGTTACTTATGTCCAAACACCAACGAAGACTCTCACAGAAAGAAAAGCGAAAAAAGGAAAGCGATACTAATTACATAGTAAACAATCGATTTAATATGAGAAAGATCGACCCTCTTACTGCTACGCAGGAAGAGTTCTTTGATGATTATAATCGTGGCTTTAATATTGCAGCCGTTGGAACTGCTGGGACAGGCAAGACAATGTGCGCAATGTATCTCGGGTTAAAAGATGTCATAAGCAATCTGGATTATGAGAAGGTCATAATTGTGCGGTCAGCCGTACAGACTCGAGAACAAGGATTTGTACCTGGTACTAAACAACAGAAGGAAGCCGTATTCACTGTTCCTTATGCTGATATTGCCAAAGATCTATTTCAACGTGGTGACGCATGGGATATCCTCAGGCAGAAAAACATGGTGGAATTCACGACCTCTTCATTCATAAGGGGTTTAACCTTCGACAATTCAATTATCATTGTAGACGAGTGTCAATCAATGACCTATCACGAACTAGACAGCATCATCACCCGAGTCGGGGAATGCTCTAAAATCATATTTTGTGGAGACACAAGACAAGACGATCTCGCAAACACTCGACACAAATTAGACGTTTCTGGGCTTCCAGAATTCCTAAATGTGTTGGACAAAGTGCCGTCATTTAGAGTTGTTCAATTCGGTATCAATGACATTGTTCGTTCAGGTTTGGTCAAAGAATATATACTTGCTAAAGAAGGGTTCGCACCCGAAAGAATTTTAAGAGCAGTATAATATATGGCCGTAGGCGACATACACTATAGAATTACTAATACTGGTGGTAATTACGCGGAGGTGGGGTTCCCTTGGGACCCCGACTCTTTGGTGCTACCGGCAATCTATGGTAATGGTACACTCGCCACTTATAACTTTGATGTTGAATTCTTTGCAAACACTTCGGACATCGACACGGAGTCTGGAGCTAATACAGTATATGCAAATACAGCATGTTATGACTTATCGATAGACAGTGATCCTCTTACAATAACCACTACAAAGCAATCTGGCAATGCCATCCGCATAACACATCTGCCATTCTTTGAGTTGTTTCCGAGTGAGGATTACGAATTTATAGACATCGATTTTGCTGCTGGAAGTTTTGAAACTATTGAAAAATCTATTCTTACCGCACGAGTCTTTGAGCCGAATGCCAATACAGCAATCTTGGCTTGGAATGCACCCAACGAGACTGATATAGTCAAAGAGTTTGATTTTTCGATTTCGATTATTAAAGCATCGGGAGATACTCCTATTCCATATACATATAATCAAGACGTACACTGGTCGAGCCAAGAGGGCCTAGTCTTGTTTTCTGAATTATTAGGGGATTGATGTGAGACCATGCGCTAGACTAGGAGACACGATTGCTACAGGACATCCATGTACACCTGTATCGACCATTGATCCAGCTGGAGCACCACTCCAGACCAAAGTAGTCATTCAGGGGCAGGTTGCCGCGGTGATTGGTTCTCTTGTCACACCTCACACTTTATTGTCTGGTGGTTCTTGTATCCCTCACCCTAGTCCAGTGACTGTACTCACAGGATCGGCAAAGGTGAGTTTTGGTGGTATTCTGGCCGCCAGAGTTGGAGACTCAGTGGATCTAGGAGCAATCACCTCCGGAGCTAGTAAAGTAATCATTGGATAAAAAATATTTAAAATAATTGCAGAAAAAGGTTGACAAACACTCTGAGGTATGTTATAATTACACTATGAAAAAATTTAATCATGTAGACCATGGGATCGTACTCCCTAAACTGACCCGCAAGACAACAGAAGCCGGCCGCAAATACTTTACTCCAAACGGAGACGCTTATCCAAGTGTTACAACTGTGCTGGGTATTCTCAGCAAAGATGGAATTAAAGCTTGGAGAGATAGGGTAGGCCATGAGGCCGCTGACAAAATCTCGAAACAAGCCTCTACCCGTGGAACCGCAGTCCACAAGCTGTGTGAGGATTACATCGACAATATGGAAGCTTGGAAGGGCAAAGCAATGCCCAATACCCTATTCACTTTCGAAACAATTCGTAACATCATTGATGAAAAAATCAATAACGTCTGGTATCAAGAAGAATTTTTATTTTCTGACACATTCAAAACTGCAGGCCAAGTGGATTGTATTGCTGAATTCGATGGAGAACTTTCTGTCATCGATTTCAAGACCTCGCGGAGACCCAAACAAATAGAGCATATCACAAGTTATTTCATGCAGATTTCCTTCTACGCCGCTGCTTACTTTGAGATGACGGGAATTCCAATTAAACAGGGTGTAGTTCTTATTGCAGTAGATGATTCGGAACCGCAGATTTTTAAAATAAACACACATGATTATTTGCACCACTTTCTAGCTGTTCGTAAGAAGT